AAGGACTGCATCCCCTTCGCCGCCGAATCCGGCAAACCCGCCCTGCTCCAATGCTTCCTTGGTTTCCCTTTCAGCCGCGATTTTAGCAAGTTCCCTCTCAGCCGCCCATAAGGCAGGCATGAACAAGCTGGGGAATGACGTGCGCCGAATCTTCATCCCTGAGGATGCCCCGGTCAAAGGCCGGACGGTCTTCCTCCGTCAGATTATCAACGCGGTAAAGGGCAACGACACGCAGACGTTCTTCCAACTGCACCAGAACGTGACGGAGTCCCGCATCAACTCGCTGTCCCCGGTCATGCGTAAGATCATGGAGGACACCGACTGGCAGCGTTCCCAGGCCAAGGCGAAGAACTACCTTGCCAAGGCCAACATCTTCGGGCGCGTGGCCCCTGTGGCTGGCGTGGCTCAGAACCCCAGGCCCATCCACGACAAATACAAGAACGCCGTGGGCGGACGATGGAAGCGCAACCAACCCGTCGGCGGGCCTCAATACTTCATCCCCACCCAGCAGATGCTGGAAGCTTACATCGCGGAACGGCAGCAGAAGGTGGGCCGCGTCAAGGCCGGCTGGGCGGCGGTCATGCAACAGGTCCCCAAGCCCGTGACCAAGAAGGGCGTCGAACGCAACTTCGGGGTCTATAACGCCCCTTGGGTGGACTCAAACAAACGGTCCGCACAAGGCGTGTTCAGCGCAAGCCGGAGCCCTGGCTTCGTCTCGATGACCGTGATGAACCTGATCGGAAACATCAACCAAGTGGCCAGCGAAGCCGGCACGGAGAACCTGGTCTACGGCAACCGCGTCAAACAGATGCGAACCGCCGTTCAGGAATACTTTTACCCAACAATCAAAAAGGCTAACCGCCGCAAAAAATAACCTCTCTATGGGAACGAAAAGTGCCAGACATATCGTGGAGGCCGCCGTGGCCACCCACCTCTCCGCCCAGGTCGAACTGACCGGGGTCAACATCTACAAGGGGGACAGCGCCGACACGAACGTGCTGCCGAAGGCCATCGTCCTCTGCGACTCGGCCCGGACTCCTAACGACCTGCCTGACGGCTTGGGCAACTACGACTGCTCGGTCCGCGTGACCTTGTTCGACTCCGCCGACGACGTGACCCTGACGGATCACCGCGCCCGGGTGGCCGCCATCGCCGGGGCCATGCAGGACCTCGAAGCCCTTCAGGCCGTGTTCACCCTGCAGGGGGACGCCCACTGTTACGACTGCACGGTCCTGTCCGAGGACGAAGGGGTCAACGAGCGCTCCTGGGCATCGGTCCTTGTATACGACATTCTGGTGGTCGTTAACCCTGAGGGCTAACCTTACCTCACCCGCAATAGTATATGGCTGCTATCGTTAAAGGGGTCACCGCAATCTATGGTCTGCCCGGTGCTACCGTGGCAAATGCCGTGGTCCAGTCCTACACCAATGACGGCGAGTTCACCTCCGAAGCGACCATCGTCGACGAGGAAGGCATGACCGTCGCTTGGCGCGGCGACGATCGCAAGACGCAGATCAGCGTCGAGCTCATCGCCAAGACCTCGGCCATCCCGGTCCTCGGCGCCACCTTCTCCCTGACGGTCAACACCGCTTCGGCCTACTCCAGCGGCACGGCCACCACCACCTTCACCGGCTGGGTCACGAAGGTCTCGGACAAGGGCTCGAATCGCGGGTATTCCGCAGTCACCGTGACTGCCGTCGGCTACGAGGCCATCGCTTAACCGCATGGACAAGCGGTTCACATCCGCTTTCACGGACCCAGGGCTTACCAAACTCCTGGGCCGTTTTGTTTCCCCGTTCTGCCTGCTTCACCGCGTGCAGCTGGAAGCAGCCGAAAGCCCCCTGCTCCGCTCGGGCGCCGGCATCCGTCCGCTCGATCTGCTGGTGGCCGTCAAGATTTGCTCGGGCGAACGCCTCGACAAACTCACGTGGAAGGACTCCTGGTATCTCGGCAAGATGACCGCCAACGGCGATTACTTCGCCGAGCAGATTGAACGCTTTTCAAAGTACGTGCTCGTAGAAGCTTGGCCTAAGTTCTGGGAGAAGAAAGCCAAGCACGCCGAGACCAGCGGGACCCCGTGGGTCTTGACGGTGGTGGCCTCATTGATTTCCAACGGCATCCCGGAGGAGCGGGCATGGACGATGCCGGAGTGCCAGGCCATCTGGCTGAATTCCACCTTTGCGATCAGCAAGGGCGCCGAACTGAAAGTCCTCACATCCGAGGATGAAGAACTAATCGAACAACTCGAAAAAACCCAAGCATGAGCAACGTCATCAAGTTCAGCATCAACGGCGACACCAACGCCGAACAGGTGACCGAGAAGGTCAAGAAGTCCGTGAGCACCTTGGAGAAGAACATCGAGGGCATTGAGCAACGCTTCAAGAACTTCGGCAAGGACCTGTTCCTTTCCTTCGCGGCTCCGATGGTCCTGTTGAACTCGGCCATGAACATGATTTCATCGGCCATCGAAAAGAACCAGCAGAAGGTGCAGGACGCACACGATCTTGCGGTCAAGGGCGAGTCACGCTTCGTCGACAAGGGCACGGTGACCGTGGCCCGTGAAAACGAGAACCGACGTCGAGAACTGGCCGAGAGGGAACTTGCTAAAATCGCGGCTGAAAGGGAAACCAAGGAAGCATTGGAGCAGGGCGGGTTTGCCGGATTCGGCGGCGAAGGGGATGCAGTCCTTGCTGAGTATAACAAGCGTAATGAAGGGTTCCTCGGCGACATGAAGTCGATGATGATGTATTTCGGCCTCACCGATATGTCCAAAGACAAGGACATCCAGGCCATCGTGGCCGAGCGTTCGGCTGCTCGCGTTGCTGACAGCCCTGAGACCAAGGCGCGCATCGAAGCCGAGAAGGCCGCCGCCAAGCAGAAGGAAGCTGCCGAGGCTCAACTGTCTGCCCAGAAGGAAGTCGATAAGATGCCGACCACCTTCAAAGGTCCTGAAGGCTTCTCCAACGTCGTCGGCGTGGGTGCCAACCCGGTGCTCGAGGCCATGGCTTCCCAACTGGAAGAAGCCAAGAAGACCAACGACCTGCTTTCTCAGCTCGTCACCTCCGGGGGCGGGCGCACTTCAAGCTGGCTGGACGCTCCGGCCGGAGCCACCGCAACCGCCGCGCCTTCCCGCGCCGCCATGCTCACGGGCAAACGCTAAACCTTATGGCACGTCAAGACTACGGCAACAACCTCACGGCCCCGGTCCTCCAGCCTGGTGGCAAACTAAGCAACGACGGCTATGGCCTGCTCACGGCCACCTGCGTCTGGAAGGCGAACACGGACAACGACCTTTCTGTCGGCAACCGAGGCTCGACCTGCCCCATCAACGAGGATTTGGCCGCGCACAAGTTCTCGGTGTCCTACGACAACCTCGGGATGGTAACGATTACGGTGGACTACATCGGCATCGACCCGAACGTGAACGAGGGCGTCTATACCAACCCCGAGGTCGGCGCGTCCAATGGTCTGACCTCGGAGAACATCACGACAAACCCCAACTTCTTCACCTCCGGCGGCGACGGCTACTATGGCGTCATCGCTGGCCCTGCCGGTTCATACGCCCAGTCTCCCATCGGCCCCCTGGTTGAAATCAAAAACACGGCGGACTTCATCACGGTCATCACCGGATACAACGGCGACGGCTCCCCTGTCACGGCCTTGGTCAACAAGAAGCAGTCTTACATCGGACAAAACGGAGCGTGCTTCGAGGACCAGCAGGGCGGACGGTTCATCGGTTTCGTCAACCCCAGCTTCAAGCACTTCTACGGCAAGACGAACTACCTCGCCCCGCAGTCTTCCTTCTCCGGCCACTTCTACACGACTCAGGCTTCCGAGGTCCAGAATATGCTGTCCTACCTTGGTACGACCTCCCGCGACAACGACTGGTCCAGCGTCCTCCCTCCGATCATCCCTGACTATGCCGGGACGACTTGGGTTTCCAGCGCGGCCAACGGCGCATACAATCAGCTGCTGCTTTCTCAGGTCAACGTGCAGGACTATGGTTTGCTCTACAAGGTGAACTATGAGGTCCGTTATAGCGTTGTAGGATGGAATGACTCGGTCTACCGAGACAACCGCCTGATCTGAACATGAGCCTGCAACCCGGCGACGGATACACCTTCAGCGCATCGTCCAGCGGGTTCAACCTGGACATCGAGAAGCCGTGGATTCCTCCGCAGGGTAATGGCGGTCTGGTGTTCGGCATCTCCATCCCTAAGCTGCCGGACATCCCGCTTCCTCCCGACCCTCCCGCCATCGTCGCCCCTGACGTGGTGGAAAAGCCTTTGCAGTTCCAGTGCAACGTGCTGGCCCTGCCTGTCTCCGGCACGCCGACGCCCGTCGTGCAGGTTGCCATGGGCGCGGTGACTTATACTCACTCGCTGATGCCCCTCATCAAGCGGGCGCCGTTCACCGATCATAGGCAGGCTTACATCAACTTCGCGGCGGTCATGTCTTCTGGCGTGACCCCTGTCGTCGTCGGCGACTCGTCTTCGCCCTGGATGCTCGGCGGCGGCGGCTATGCGCTGACGGGTACGGGTCGCTGGTATGTGACCCTGTCGAAATGGGACGCCGGCAACGGCGAGTTCACGGGCGGCTTGTTGGATCAGAACCTCCCTTGGGTCTCCATCGTCAAGGAAGGCACGGCTCAGTTTGACAAGATTTTCGTCGATGCTGGTCCTTCCCTGTATCAGAACCAGATGAACGTGCAGAAGATGGAGGGCTATGACGCGGCGTCAACGGAACAGCCCACGGACTGGGGCCACTGCCACACGACCTACTTCAACCCCCGGTTCTTCGGCCATCACGTCCGCATCCTGGCGGTCATCGACTCAATCGCAGCCGAGCCGTCTGCCGTGGCCGTCAACGTGGTCAGGTCCGGCGGAAGCACCGTCGGCAACACGATTCAACAAATCGTCTTCACGGGCGTCTACAAGGGCGGCAACGTCACCTTCACGTCCGGCACCGCCACTACGACGACGGGCTTCAACCCTGCCACGCAATCCGCCTATGATCTGCAGGAGTGCCTCAACACGATCCCGGCGCTCAAAGGCAACGTCTTCGTCCAGCAGGCGGCCAAGGGAGTTTATCAGGTCGAGTTCACGAACGGGCTGAAAAGCACCGACGTGGCCGCCCTTATTGCAAACTCCAGCCTGACCTCGTTCACGACCTGGTATACCGTGTATCAGTGCGCCGTAGGTTCCCAGGACATCGTCATCCCCTGCGAGCTCAACAGCACCCAGCTGATGAACGTCGCAGGAGTCAACGAAGCGGAAGACCCGTATTATCTCAACGCGGCCACGACCCCGGTCAAGTGGGCCCA